TTGGTTTATTTAAATCAGGAGATTGATTTATTCTTGCAAGAAACTTTTCAGTAGGACCATAAGCCAGAGGTACTTTTACAACACTCACTACACTATCAGAAGAATCAGTCTTCTTGATACTTACATTATTGAAAAGAGTACCAAAAGAGATAATGGTTCTCCTCAAAATTTCGTTGTAAAAATACTCAAACATTGATAAGTCCTAGACTATTATGTGTTTGTTAAGATACATTTATTTAGGGCATACCAAAAGGATTTTGTTCACTGAAGTCAATAATTGAATCTGCCTCAGTTTCAATGTTAATATTATCAGCAAATCCATCATCATTTGGTTCTGTGCTTACAACTCTAATCTCTGCAGTAGCACCAGAAGTTCCACCAGTTACAGTTTCACCTGCAACAAAGTCACCAGATATAGTTGCAATTTCAAGGGTATTATCAACAGCATTATGAACTCTTACTCTTGCTGTTGTTCCACTTACAGATCCAGTAACAATCTCATTGAATACAAAATTACCGGACGAACTTGATGCAGGAGATGCAATGGTAATTGTTGGTGCAGAAGAATATCCAAGACCTGCATTTGTCATATAGACAGCAGATATAGTTCCAGCAGTGCTTACCACAGCGGTTGCAGCCGCAGCAACCACCTTAGTAGAATCTTTTTCACTAATAAGATTAGAGATAGTAACAGTTGGATTAGTTGTATATCCACTTCCTACATTTGTAAAATTCAATGCAGTAATTGTTCCAGAAGTTCCAATAGTTGCGGTTGCAGTTGCAGTTGTTCCTACCCCTAAAGGTCCACTGATAGTAACAGTTGGTGCAGTGCTATAGAAAATACCTGGATCTGTGATAGTAAGAGATATTGTTCCTCCAACACCAGTTGTTGCTGCTGTAGCTGTAGCTCCACCAGGATTTTCAATAGTTATGTTTGGACTTTCAACATATCCACTTCCGGCAGCAGTAATCGTGACTAAACCAACAACACCATCACCTATCGTGGCAGTTGCTGCAGCACCTGTTCCGTTTCCACCACCACTAAATCTGACTCCCGGTGCAACTGTATATCCAGAACCAGGGTTGGCAATATTTACCGATTGAACCGATTGAAGTCTCGGATTTGCATTAAGATTGCAAACATTGATACCACCTATCATTGTAGCAATACCAACAGCAGTGACCCCTCCAGAGGGTGCTGAGGACACTCCAACAGTCGGAACACCATCATAACCACCACCTCTATTAGTTACTGTAAAGAGTCTAACACCACCATCAAAGACAGAAAGTTCTGCTGTTGCTGAGGCAGCAGTTCCCACCAAGGTAAGTGTTTGTGTTGGTCCTTGAATCGTGTTTATGCCATCATCAGTTTCACCGTCATAATTCTCTCCGATAAGATTATTGTCAATGTCCTCAATACCTGTTGCAATAACCTCATCTTCAAGACGGAAGAGTTCGCAATATAATTCATAAACATAAAGATTTTGTAACTGATAATATGGTTTTGCATATTCAATATCTTTAATCTCATAAATTCTATCATCAAGAGGAAACCAAATTAAATCACCACCTTTTGGTCTAGTGGATAATTTAATGTTAGATTGGTCTTGAATAAGTGGAGTGATATAATTTTCAAATCTATCTCTTGATATAATAAGTCTTACTTCATCTTTAGATTCGATGCCAAATTTTGAAAGAACATCACCTGCCCCAGCATACTCATCGTAATTATCAACATACGCTTCAAGAGGAAGTGCCATATCAAATGTTGACTGAACAACTTCTCTAATGACCGTATTTTCAGTTAAAAATTTACGAGGAAGATAGAAGATATCAACCCCGTACATTCTTAATTGCTCATTGATTAAATCCTGAACAAGATTCTGCTCACCTGTTGTTCCTTGAGTAAAAAATGGATTTAACATATTATCCGATCATATCTAAAGGTGGAAGTTCATAGGTGTTTGACATTACCTCTCTAATATTTTCCAAATCTTTTTCTGCATCATCATAAATTTGTCTACCATTAAGTTCGATTCCACCTGGCAGTTTAACTCCTTGGAACTTAATTAAGTTTTGACCCCATTGTCTTTTGATGAGAGCAGTGACATATCTCTTGAGGAATGAATCATTCCATACTCTAGAATAGTCATTAGGGTCTATAAGACGATAACAATCAATAACTACATAATCATCTTTTTTTACTGCACCCCAATCAATATCAAGATAAAGTCTATCTTGTCTTTGATTAAATCTGACTTGTTTTTGAGTGTTTAATGCAAAGTCAATATCTTCAAGATATCTCTTTGTCATTGCATATGTAAGAATCTCAGTTGACCCCCAATAGTAGATATCATTAAGGAACAACTGATACTTAACACTAAACATATTATTTGTTACAGTGTTCGATCCATCAAATTGAAAGATCTTATTAATACCAATTACTGATGGAGGAACTTGAAGATAGTTACTGTTTTCTTCAAAAGAAAATGTAACAGAAGATCCATCAATAGTTGAAGATGCTGTTGTTGTTACAATACCGATTGGATTATTTCCACCTCTTCCTCTACCCCTGTCAACGTCATCTTGGGTAATTTTATATTTTAGAAATGTTTGAATGACACCATCAAAGTGTCTCTCATGAAAAAATTGCAATGCATCATCAACCAGATCATCTACTTGCTCATCAGCAACATTTATCTCAAGGACTGGTGCCCCAAGTTGCCTTTTAGCATAATTTATTAAATCTGTTCTACTTGCTGGTTGTGCCATTTATTCCACAAGTTTCCTAAGTGTATTTAGGGTGCTGATGATACTGGATTAATTACTGTCACGTTACCACTAACAAGAGGATAAGTGGTTGCTCCTGCACCAACAGATTCTTTTACCAATACATCATAAACATATCTACCTTCCTTGGTTGCTCTAGTATTTACAGCCGCCAAACTTAATTTCATTACACCATCATATGCACTAGTAAATCCAACAGTAAATGCTGAGGTAATTCCAAGTGTTGCTCCAATTGCAACACTCTTAGACATGGCTCCTGTTCCACTGTAATTAGTTAAGTCAAATGCACTACTTGATGTAGTTTTTACATTTAAAGTAACTTCAAAATCAGATCCTCCATACATGGTCAAATTTAGACCATATGGAACTCCTGAGTCTTTATCAAAAGTGATGTTCTTACTAGCCATTAGGGATGCCTATAACTTGCATTGTCTCTTGTTGTTTATAATAAAGTTTGCAAAATGACTTTGCAATATTCTTAAGAGTGTCACGGTCTTCACAATTATCTATATCAGTTGCAATCTTCTGATATGCAAAACTTTTTGATAAATTAGAGAGTTCAATTTGATCGGGATCCATTTAGTAACTCCTTAAGAAGGGACTTGATTTCATCTATTTCACCCTTTATATTAGCAACTTCTTCCTCCATTGTCTGTACTTTCTGATTCTTTTCAGATTTTACCTCACGTCTCGATAAGTATTGTTGATACTCCATACTATTTACATTGAGAATTGCATTAGTCTCAGGATCTCTTGCGAGATCCTTATGACCCTCTAATCCATAAAAATCCATTATGCTAATGCGATGACCCTAAGTTCCTTAATCATAGGAACAAAACACTGATTTGTTGAAGTAAGATTCAACTTAATTCTATAAGTTCTGAATGATGGAAGTTGATCAATTGTAAAAGTATATTCTTTATAATCAACCTTAGCAGCTTCAAATGCAAGAATATTTGATTTTACTACAAATGCATCAGATTCACCATTATTATTTTCTGATGTAATCACTTGACCTCTAGAATTAAGATTTCCGTATCCAGGGAATGGTGTGAATACAGGTTCTAAACCAGGTTTATTATTGACTGCAAAGAATCCTCTAATATCAGACGACTCATCAATGTGAGCAGCAACAATTACTTTTATTGAAGTTGCAGAATTTTCAAGAACAATTTCATTTGAGATATACTGACATGCTGTAGGATCTTCGGTTAAAGTATTCACTCTCGAATCAGTAGCATAATTAGTAACAATGTCATTAACTCTGTTAGAAGTAAGAATTGCACTAACTCTTTGAGAGTCAATAACAGGACTTACTCTAGTATCAGTCGTGTTCAAGAACAATCTCATGTTCAGGGATTTGTTGCCTTCAACATTTGTTAATTGCAAATCTTCATTTACTTTAGATGCAATCATTCTTGGTGTATCAAAATAATTTTTCTGATTAATTGTAATATCTTCAAAACCAGCATCAATGTAAGGGATTTCATTGCCACTGAAACTCTTACTAGTTGTGGTTCTTACTTCTGCAGTGATTGAAGTTCCAGGGACTGTAAGATTTTGAACACTAGGAGTAATGATTTCAAAAGGCATATTTTGTGAAGCCCTTACTTTATAACCACCAGAGTTCTTAGTATTTCCAAGATACAGTTTGGGGAATCCAACATCAGTGCTTCTATTGGTGCCAGTTGTTCCTGACATATCAATTTTTACTTGATACGAATCAAATGTAAATGGATTCAGATTTGTAACATCACTTAAAGCATGAGTTCTGTTGATTCTTTGAAGGTTGACTCCAGCAAGTTCATATTTATAAACAGGTGTGCCAACTGGATATGTTTTCGGATTTTCTCCTCTGACAATATTGCCACCGAGAGTATTTCCAGAAACGTTAGTGTATTCAATAATTTCATCGCCAATTTGAACATAACCAACATTAGTTGTTCCAACACCAACGTTCTCAAATGATGTGAAAGATGATGCTACAGAAACTGCTATAGCATCTGTTGAAGATGCATCATATGCTGCAGTAAGTGTTGTTGGTTTAATATCACCAACGACTCCAGAAATCTTAACTGAGTTATTGCTGAAGTACATTCCATGATTTTGATGGTTAATTGTTAAGTGTAAACCATCAGATACTTCATTAATTGAAGAAATTTGAACATCACCACCAACACCACCTGGAATACCATAGTTCAATTCAGTATTAATTCCTGAACTATTAACGTACATCAAAGTATTTGCAGCACCTACAACAAATTCACCTTGAACATCATTTAAAACAAGTTCATTAGTATGACCTATACCTGCAATTGTAAGTCTTGCATTTCTACCGATAGTTGCAACACCAACAGTGGTAATTCCAAGAACATCACCAACCTGATATCCAGAACCACCACTAGATATTGTTGCACCACTTGCTACAATTGAACCATTACTAATTGTAATATCGGCAGTTGCACCTTGACCATTACCAGTAATAGTTACAAGGTTAACACCAGAGTATGTAAGTGATCCTGAAGCAGGTGTGTATCCAAGTCCCGCATTTGTGATATCAAGACTACCGGTTGCAGAACCAGCAGTTCCAACTAAATTACCTGTCGCATTTGTTCCTTGTTGTGAGAATGTGTTACCAATCTCATAACCAGAATCTGCAACTGTTGTTCCAAGTCCAACTCTAATCTCTCTTGAATTTACATTGATTGGATCGGGAAGCAGTTTTGCAATCTGTCCATTACCTTGAGTGAGTTCTGGACTATAAAACTCAACTGAACCATTTTCAATAAAGTCTGCTCTATAAAGAGTAAACTTCAAATCTTCCCATTGACTTGGTTCCCAAGTTGAAGCATTTTGAGATTTGAATAGTGAACCAAGGTAAGG